CTGCTCCGGTTTATTTCTAAGTCTTTTTTCCATACAATACCCGTCAGGACCATTCACACAGCCGCTCTCGTAAACCTTGGTATCGTAAACAGTGGTCAAGGCATTTGTATGGCGGTGCCCCATCAGTACAATGGCCGGTTTTGCACCTGTCATCATCGTCAGGGTCTGCACAACACTGCCAGCCGCATCCTTATCTCCATGCACAGCATAAATCAGCTGGTCGCGCACGGTAAAATTAGCCACAGTATCGTCAATTTTATTGTCATGCATGTGGATGTTGTTAATGCAAGCACATTTCGCGCCAACAAAATACGTCACCAACTTGTCCAGATATTCCCCATACTGGTTGTCTTCCTTATTAGGGAACACGCGGCTATGGTTGCCCGGCACGCTGTACACTTCCACATTTACAAACAATTTAGCCATCTCTGCCACAAACCAGCTCACAGCCTCACTGGCCGTTATCACCTGGTCCACAACATGCTCGTTGTTTTCCAGGCGGCTGTTTACGTGGATCGCACCGTTCACCATGTCGCCACCAAGCACTATGTAGCAGTTCTTGGCATTGTGCCGCCGCCAGATCTCTGTAATCTTTCCGGCGTATTTCCGCAGCCGGTAAGCCATGATCTCCTGGTTAAACTTATTAAAGGTATTGTCAATATGGATACCCGCATGCAGATCCGTCAGGTGTACCACAAGGTCGCAATCACCCTGCCCCACACACTGCATCACATCCACATGCTCATATTCAGCTGGGTCATAGGCATCAATGCAGCGTTCAATCAGCTCGCGCATGGATTCACCGCGGGCTTGTACACGCATCAGGCGGCTTACCTCATTCCGCTCATCGCGGAACTTGACCTTGGCCTTTTCCAACTCGCGCCGCTCATTCTTAATTTCTTCAAGTACCGCCTGCGAGTCAGTCGTGTCATAGCCGCAAGCATCCTGCATGTCCTGGAAAGCCTTCCAAGTTTTACGGTAGGCGCACTCGCCCTTATTCTGCCCCAGCGTTTCATTGATAACATTCGCCACATCAGGCCATGTGCCAATCTGGTCTTTCATGGAACAAATGCGGTAAACGTAATGGTCCTCTGTCTCTCCTTCAAAAATTGGCCAATTGTTCATGCACTCACCTCGCCATCAAAAGTGCGGGCAGTACGGCGCTTTTCATCGCGCTCCATCTCCGCAATGGCAGCCTGCGCGTCAACATTATTGGGCAGTGCCTTCAAAATGTCTTTTACTTCGTCCACCATAATGTGGTGTACGGTCTTGCTCATGTGCGCTTTCGGGAACATCTTACGGATCATCTTGGCCTCAGCCTTAGTAACAGTAATCATAAAAAACAAGTCTCCTTTAAAAATGTAATTCCGGGCATACAAAAAAGCCCGCCAGGCTTAAAACCCAGCGGGCAACTATACCCAATCCTACATAAAACTCTTTCCTCAGAAAGCGTCACATTTTCGCATGGCTACGGTACTTTCGTGTCCGAACCCGTGTTTTCTCGCGGCGCATTTCTTTGGCACATTTGGAGCAATATTTTGTAGATTTACTGTTCAAGTGATATTCCGCCCCACAGCACTGGCAAAAGTGGATATTTTCAAGTCCCACTTCTTTAAATACCTCACACAGGTTCAGCCGATTTGTCCGCGGTGTTATCACATATTCGTAAACGACTTCTCTATCGTACAATTCATAGTTACTGTAAGTATAATAACAGCCAATTTTCTTGGGGCCTGGTTCACACGGTGTCCGCAGTAAAATATTATACTTACTATATAGATTCTTCATATTTTCAGGCTCGTGGTATGTATCATACCATTTGTCTGTTTTGATCCGCACTTTCCAGATTTTTCCATTAAAGCAACTGCAAAACTGCTTTAAGTTAAACTCTGTTGTCAGATCTAACGTGTCGGTCTGCCAGATCCGGCACATTACTATCACGCCAAACAACACAAGCAGCTCACGTTGCTTTAGCGGGTATTTTCTGGCGCAATCCTTAATAAACTCAATATCCTGCTTATAAATCTGTATTTTATCAATTTCTAAAAGTCTGCTGGTTTTCGTACATCTTTTTTCATAATCAAGTATCAGGTCATATCTGTCATAGGTAAGACCTTTATGGTTGTCCATTTTAGCTAGATAGGTATCTGCACAAACATCCGGTGGCATACCACTCTGGGCCAATAGCCGGTTTAACGTCCGGTTCCCCATGTGATAATCCTCATAATGATCAAGTAACATCTTCTCATTGCAGAAAAAATCATAATACATTCGCATCACCTCCGGGAATAAGTTCAGCATCAACATATTCTACCTGAATATCATTCTCCATTGGGGCAAGTGTGTATCGTTTACCAAGGTATTCATACTCACCATCATCGCACTGCAATGGCAAGCAGATATTTACCTGTTTAATATTTTCTACAATGCCCTTCCCCGCCATCATCCACATAAACTTTTTGTTCCGGCTTGGGTATTTGCCGTAGCAAAGTTCAACACAGATATTGGCAAGTTCATGCTGATCCGGCACAAGAAGCTGGCATCTATTGCGGTATACGCTATAATAATATTGCCAGTTCGTTTCAAATTCTCGCGCCTGTTCACGGGACACACCCTGCTCTGCCAGGATCTCGCGGTATCTATCATAATTCTTGCACTGTCGCTCAAACTCTGCCAAGTCTTTGCATAGCTTACAAAATTCAAGATAGATAGTTTCAATCTCTTGGAAATGCTCCTGTGTGTATCCTACGTCCGCATCAAACATAATGGACCAGTCAAATTTCTTTGTTCTGCGGCGGCGTATCGTGTTCTCCCAGCGCTCGATAAACCAACACAACTGGTTCATATTACTGTGCGCTGCTGATAGATTCTTCATGCGCTTGTAGTACGGACTTGCATATTTCATAAAGTACGGCAATGGGCGGCCATACTTTTCAATGTTGCGCGGTATCTTAAAATGTACACCCGTCTTTGCCGCGTCAATTTCTTTTCCGTTACTGACACTCAAAAGATTTATGAATGTATCGTACCGCTGCCGTTGTTCTTCTGTTCTGGGGCATTTATTATGGTACGAACTTGCAAAATTAGAGATTTCACCAATACGGGATTTCAATCCGCGGATAATACACTCGGTTTTGTTCTGTACCGTATCAGCTTCTACAAGGGCGCAAACCTTATCGTCAATATCCAGAGTTATTGCCGCGTTTCGGTCCACTCCTTCCATCATAGTTTTATTATCCAATACGAGGACCAGATCTCCATCATAATCCGCGCCATTTAATCTTTGTGGCACAATTGACCGGCAATTTACCATACAGGTATTTACCAGGTGCCCGCAATATTTTTCCAGTACCTCGTTCGTTACACCTTTTAAGATAACATGTTCGCTTTTACAAATATGTGGGTTTCGTTCAATCAAATGTTCTCCAAGCAACGTGCCCTCTCGATTGAATCGATAAAATTCATCCGCCTGCAGCGCTCCTTGTAATGGCAGCCCACCAATATGCTCGGCCAGCATAATCAGGTCAGGCACCAAAAAACAGAACGATCCATGCAGCCAAACTTTGCCACATTTCATATCGTCGCGGTATTTGCTAAGCAGATTTACTATGTAATTTCGTACACCATCCTCATTCATCATCTCTGGATTTTTAAGGATAGCTGCACAATAATCATTTAACGCTTTATGGCGGTCAGCCTGCATACCCAAAAAGCAGTAAGTATATACCGGGTCTCCGTCAGTGATCCGTTCAAACCAGTCAATCGTATAATCGGTTAATGATTTAAACTTTTCAAACGGCAAAGCAAGATCCTGCAAGATTTGGTAATTGCCGCGGGTATACATCGGTTCCAGCTCTGCCGAGAAGTTCCACTTTGCCACACCAATACAATGGTTGTACTTTTTAAATTGATACCAGTATTCTTCCCAGTCTGCTATAGTTCCGGTCTTCTTAAAGTATTTCAACCCTTTATACATAGATTCCAGGCAGAACATCTTTGGCTCAGACCCAGGGCTTACGTCATGCTGTACGCCCCAAATATCTGTAATAAACCGCACACCGCGTTCTGCGAAAAAACTCTCATAATCAAACTGGTGAATCATACCTTTTAGATACGGCGCACGTGCTATAAAGCTAGTTATCGGCTCATCGCTGCCAATCCGGCGGCGGATCTCTTCCATGATTTTAGGATGTGCAATCCCACAACCATCAAAAGCATTTATCTCAATATCTTTGGTGGTCTCGGCAATATCTTTCTGTTCCCATTCACGGTCTTTGCCAGTATTTTTATCCTTGAATTGTATCTTCTTGTCATACACATAATTGATGTGCTGATTTTTAATAGTTAAAAAGCAATCAGGGACAATTACAATATTGGGCAGCCATCCTTCGATACAATGGCAACTGGAGTACATAAGCCCACGGTAAGCATATAGCTTCTGCAATACAGTCTTATCAATCTCGATTCCCATCGTGATCCGTTTATCCAGTTCCTTAGCCAGCCGCTTATCTACAAAGCTCAAAATTCCCTGGCGCACCATGCTCGCACTTCGCTCACTCAGCACAAATTCCTGTTTGCCAATCTTGAACCCGTGTTGGATCAGCCGCTTCATGGCAGGCTTTTTGTTCTGCCCGCCAACGCAATTTACAAACACTACAAACCGGTTATACTTGTCCGTTTCATACGTCATCAGCCGGATCTGCCTAAATAGCATATTGTCCTGCTGCTTAACCTGGAACCGCTTTTCTTCATCCTCATCAAGCTGGATATTAAAGTCATTGCTGATAATAAAAGATAGCGGGAATTTCCGTACAATGTACAGTGGAGGTGCAAACATCAGCGTCCCTCCTTGTTATCCTCGTCTTTTTTCTCAATCTCTTCAATAGAAAGAGCGCCATCCGCAAAAGCCTCTTTGTAGATACAGAACCACAGCACGCCAATCAGCAGCGGCAATACCACAAACAAAGCAATAGCGAATGCCCGGCTCACAATTACCGAGGAATACCAAATGATAAATACAGCGCAAGTCAAAAATACAATTGCCTTAAAGGCATCCTTCACATCGTACAGTGCTTCAATCAAGCAGTACAGATTTTCAATTTTTTTCTTTTCCAAATAATGACCTCCCTGTCTGACATTTTGCCAATCCATGCAGGGGCCATTATGCCCTGTTCATAGATTTCAAAGCCAGACTCCTGCATTTCCGATAAAATCACCCCCCCTGCCCCATCGGGGCCAGTCTATTTATATTTTCGCCCTGTTGGGCGTTAGTTCTTAGTAAAGTTCGTCCTCGTCGCAAACCACATCAAGCGCAGTTTCATCAAGTACATCAACACCTGCTTCGGCAATGTCAACCGGATACCAACACGCATTTTTATCCTTTTCTTTTATCTGCGCTTCTGCAGACGCGACAATTTTACGTATGTCGCATTCATTGCAGCACGACAAAAAGACAATAATTGTTTTTGCTCTATTCCCGCTGTTTTTCCCTTTCGCGCCATATATAGGTAATATAATTTTTTCTGATTTTAACCATGTTATAATAAGCGATACTTTTCTTGAAGAAATATTTAACACATCATACATGTTTCCCAAATAGCCAACCCATACTGGTAATGGTTTACGTCTCTGTGTATACTGCCAAGATGTTTCTTTAAGTTTTAAATACATATAAACAATAAGTGCATCAGTAGAAAATTTCCAATTTTTATTATTGTAGTATATTGCTGAAAACAACTTATTTACTTCTTTAATGCTCACATATAAAAACGGCTGTTTTTTACCGTTCGTACCTTTTTTAATGGCATTCTTTAAGTCATCAGTAAATTTGTAAAAAAACTTTGCGGTAGATTTTCTATCAAATTTATCAACCACTATGTACTCTCTATCAATCAGCCACTGAATCGCGTCTGCCACGGCAGCATAATGTACTTCCCGCAGTTGTATATTCTTATAAATTCTTATTCTGTCACATATATTTTTTAATGTAACAGGTAAATTGTAACAGTCATTTACAGTAGAGTTATCCATTATGTACATGGTCAAATAAACAGGCAGTGCAATTTTATTGACTGGATTTATAATCAAATCTTGTGGCACAATGATCCTATGTATCTCGAAATATTTTTTCTCTAAATACAATCTATCACACTCCGGCCATGCGATATAATTTAATAAACCCGCCAGTAATAAGGTCCTGACTGTATTCCTCCCCGTCCAGTACCACATATTTGTGCCCGTCCGAATCCTTATGGCTGCCAAGGCACGGCACCATTTTATTGTTCAGCTCCGGGATGTCCGGCGCAGATACAATAACAATATCTCCATGCAGTTCGCAAATATCCAGCTCGGTCAATTCCCATAGCCGGAAACTCGTACAAGGGATAGAAGTAATAGCCTCAATCGCGGCCTGCCAATCATTCACAGCCTGTATCTCTTCAGACGTATCCGTCCAGTTCATAGGCGCATCACCAAGCGCGGCAATCGCATCTCCACGCAGGATTAAATCATTTTTAGTATTCATCAGTATTCTCCTTTTCACGGCCAGCTTTTAGCGGCGGCAGGCCATCGTACATTCGCTGTATTGCTACAAGCATTTTGTCGTTTTCCCAAGCTTGTTTGTAACTCTTAAACGGGAAACTTCCCCTATAAGCCCAGCAAATTAGTTTCCGCTCCTGTGGAACACGTGGATGGCACTTGGATGGATCAATACCAATATAATTTGCCGTATTTCTATCCCAACCACTGGCCATCATCAGTTTTACATATCGTTTTCTTGTCATACAGATCCCCCATTAACTTCAAAAGTTTGTGACATCGTTCCGTCTGGAGCAATACTAATCTTCGAGACAGTAACAGTGGGACAATTATCCGTTTCGTCCTCTCGTTCATAATCACGACATTTAGCAGGGAAACCACTACCAGGACTATGAAACCTTGGACATGTACAATGGATATATCCAAGTGAATCTATATCAGCGCAATGTCTACAAGTACGGCAGTCCTTTGCTGTTTCTATCTCGATAACCTCACGCTCTTGCACTTTTTGTAAAAATACCCACCCACAAATAACCAGCCCAAGTCCGTATCCCGCACATTTCAGCCAACCATATATAATATCAGGCGACATCTATCTCCCCTACTTTCTCCCAGTGGTCATCGCACCACACATAACGCGCATTTGCATGAACCGTAACTGGCTTTACAACCGGATTCCTATTCTCGCACAAAGATGCTATAAGACCCTCGAATATATAATCCAGTTCTTTAGCTTTCATTTTGTTATGCGTTTTATGTACAATCTCTGCCGCATGTGGTTCAAACTGTTCAAGGTATATGTTATCTTGCATAGGTCATATCCACCTCCACGTGGTTAAATGGCATCATAAATTTTACCAATCTCATATTTGTAGTCGCTGACTTTTGTCCGCTTATAAAAATCGCAGTAAGCAATGCCATCTTCATCTATTACATATTCAATCCCTTTTGTCAGAATAGATGTATCACGCACACCATGCAAAAAGAAGACTCTGAATTTATCGTTCTTCCGCAACCGGCACCAATGTGAGTCCAAGGTATGCTCATGTGTAAGAACGGTGTACTCCTTATCGTCCATGGCCAGCCGCATGTAATCATCAAACAATTCTTTTTGCGGCCAAAACACATCGCAGCGCAGTCTCAGTGCAATAAAACCAGCATCTTCACACCAGCTTACAAACTCGTCAAACCACTTTTTAAAATCAGGAACCGGTTTATAGATCACGGCCGAAGCAGAAGTGGTAATACCCAACTGCTTGAGCGTGTGCGTCATGCTGTAATACTGCTCTCGCGTAAAAGTATTCGCCCCCATGATTCTCTGGCGCCTGTCAAAATCATAATCATGTACAGAGATATTCACATAATCCACAACGCCTTTAAGATAATGTGCCACTTTCATCAGATTAAACCCATTCGTCGTCAGTGTAACTCGCTGCACTTTGCTTTTTATATCTGCCTCATCCAACTCTCTAAGAATCGTGATAAACTGCGTCAAATTCAGCGTTGGTTCATTCCCCGTAATATCAAGCGAGATAGGGTTTTTGTCACCAATTTTTTCTATTAGGTCAACAAGGGATCTAAGATAATGTTTATGGAATTCTTGAAAATCATTCGCCATAACCGCATCATAGTCCTTCATATAGCAAAAAGGACATTTACAATTACAGCCGCCAGGAATGACCAGCTTTATGGTGATAACCTTGTTGTAATCTTTGCGTTCAATATATTCCATGATTTTTATGATGTTACCGATGCGGCGTTCCAGTTAATTGGTTGCAGTATTTCTTGTACTGCATTTGCATCATCTGGATCGACTCCAACAGTGGCTAACTCCTCTCTCAAAATTTGTTGTAATTCTTCTGGTGTATATTTGGCAAGTAATTCTTTGATGGTTTGCTGCGGAACAGGCTCAATATTTTCATCCAGCCAATCATCAATCTCTGCCCGAAGCGCCTTTAGGTACTCTACACATTCGTCATGTACCTTACGTACACTGTACATCTGCAAACGCGGGTCAAGTTTCTTGGCATCCTCAGCCGCGAACATCAGCTCCTGCAGCATCACATCTGCCATCTGCCAATAGAAATTTACAGAGTTCAGGCATTCTTCGTCATAGTTGGTTTCGCCAACAGGCCGCGTGCTATGAACGGTTTCGTCTATGCGCTCGTACCATGCCATGGCCAGCTTGCAGTTCTGGCGCTCATTATAAGATAGTAGATGTTCACTCATCGTTATCAGCTCCTAAGACAACACTTCTGAATTTCTCTGGTGTTATTTTCCCCATGCTTAAATCGATCTCTGCAACAAGGTTGTCGCTGTTCAAATCATAACTATCAAACTCTCTAAGGAGCAAACGAATATCAGTAAAGAGACTATGCGCGTCTGCACCCTTAGACTCATCAACGCAAATCTCTCCAATGATATCTAATGCGTATTTATAATCCTCTATCAGTTTGACAAGTTGGTCTTTGCTTAGCGATTTTAACCGCAATCGTATACGTTCCGTCATCGTTACTCACCTACGAAAATGTATTGGTCAACATATTTACGGTCTTCGCCTTTCAGGATTGGCATTTCAGTGTCAACCACCCATTTACCATCCTTGTAGATACAGGCTGTGCCACGCTTGCATGTGGTAGGATAATTATTCCAGTTGATGCCAAATTGCTCCATAAGCATGTCCTGAATGTCGTTGCATTTCTTCCCCTCCAGCTGTTTGTGTGAGAAATATGCTTGCCCCACCATCTGGATGGAATTGCGTGTCGCATCAAGCTGACGCCAGTAAATCAGATTACAAACTTCTTCCTTTGGGATATTGAAGCAACGAGCATCAAACATAGCGCCGCCTGCCAATGATTTAGTATAAGATTCTATGTACTTCAAAGCGGAGCGTTCATTGTCAGATAGCTCACGATTTGTTCCACCAAGATACCAGTCTTCAATATTGGCTTTGCCATAATCGTCAACGCCAACGTCAAAGAATTTATTAAATGCTACGGTTGCCATACTGGCGGACACGCTGCATAGCTTCTGAACTTCGTAATCAAACCAAGCGTCAGTGGTAAGTGTCTGGTAGTCAATCAGGATCAGCGTGATTTCATCGGACTGTGTATAGCCAAACACGCAGCCCTGGATATTCCGGCAAAGATACTGCATGGTGTCCCACATAGATTTCATCAGGATCATATCAAAAGGCTTTTGAAAGCCACGAGTAAATGCGTGAAACGCTTTGCCGTCGATTCTCAATGCGACCGGCATACGTCGCATAAGTTTAGTTTTTGGAACGGCCTCGTAATATTCTTTCATACGAGTACCGAGATCATCATTCAGGCTCATAATAATCTCCCCTCCGCTTTTTTCGTCAGCACCAAGATTGCGCATTTGCCATAATATTCGTTGTACCAAGCGCAATTCGGGCTGCATTCCCGTTGTCTCATTGTTGGAGCGTCATACTTTAGCGGGCAAACATTACCTTCTAAATCTTTGTTGAAATCAAACATTTGGTTTCTCCGGCTCCTTCCCTACTTCCTTACAGAAGTCCAGGTAGTCATCTACAGCATTATGGAATGATTGTTCAATCTCGCGCATTGAATCTGCCTGGAACGTAATAAGGTCCGTAATACCATCCAGCTTGCCGTAAAGGATAGCTCTGCCGGTCTCTTCGTCGCATTCCATACAGATCTGTGTGACACCGTAGCCTTTGTAGACCATGATGCAAGGGCGTGTGATTTCTTTGACTGGGTTGTCGTTCATGTTATATCCTCTGTCAGTCATTATATGGAGCCCATCCTTTTGCAGCTGCCGTTGTTTCAATTTTTAACGCTTCTTCGCGCAATTCTCCAAAGCCGTATTCATCATCCCATCTCATACGGGAAACAATCGTGTCGCAAGTCTCACACAGGTAGTATGATTCCACTGTGCCGCCATCCGCGCTTGTGGCAGAAATCATTTTTACGGGCGGTTCAAATTCACGGCCACAGCCAAAACAGATATGCGGTTTTCTGGTCGTGACATATTTATGTCTTAAAATGGTGCTCATTCTGCTACCTCTTCTACATATGCCATGTTCTTGCGCAGATTGAGCAATTTCGGATTGAGAATACAAGCCGGGGCAACAGCGCCGCAGTTGCACGCACCGTAGTTGTACAGCAGACCACCCGCGTTCACAGTGCGAACGATGCTCGATCCCCCCGCGTCGGAATCCTTATCACCACAGCGCCAAGGCGTGGCAGTCCAAATCAATCTGTCGTAGTGCGGGATGTAGTCACGATACTTGCGGTACTCATCGCAGGTGAGGATGAAAACGAGGTCTGCCACAGCACCATAGGCGCGGTCGCCATTATCTGCGACAAGGTCAATGGTATGTGACAGCAGACTTTCTTTCTCAAAAACAGCGTTAGCCATATCAGATAGAATCCCCCGTACATTACTGGTGCGGTAGTTATTCATATTGCCTTTTTCGTCGGCAAAAAGACAACTTGGGCAGAACTTTTTATCGGTAAATTTATCACTTGGGCAGAATTTTACATCTTTTGCCCACGGCTTTGCCATAATGGCCAGCACGCCGCCGTCAGGGTGGTTCGGGTCAAGGCAGACCCACTCGAAATTCTTGAACATGAAGTGTTCGCCGGGGCGCAGGGTTGTAATATTAGTCATTGTCGGTCACCTCCTCAAGCCAGTATTCGCGGCGGCACTCTACACACCTTTTATTATCGCAGCATTTACTCATTTCTTTTTCGACGCTGCATGGCAGTATGTTTATAACATCTCGACAAAGATCGGCGTTCGGAAACATCTTCAAAAACTCGCTCTGACGAGTCTTGATGGGATGCTCTTTCGCCCATTGCTCGACTTTTGAAATCGTTTTTTCAATGTTTTCAACTGAATAGTCGCAGACCCCAGCCATGCACGTGCCTTTTTCCCAAATAGGACATTTTTCGCAGGCTTGATTTTTACATAACCTGTATACCGTTTTGAAAAATTCAACTGCGTCCATCAGTAAATCTCCTTCCAATATTTTTCGCGGCATTTATGGCAATCCATTCTGTCGCAAGGTTGTCCCCAGCCATTGTCGATAACCTTCGGGCAGACCAGAATTATTCCATCAGCAACAGGAGCATCCGGGAACAATTTCAAAAATTTGCTCTGCCGGGTTTCTTTTGGATGCTCTCTGCCCCATTGTTCAACTCTTGCAACGTACCGTTCGATAGTTTCATCATCAGCGTAAGGACTGGATCCGTCGGGAATGTTGTGATTCCAACCGTTTTCCTTGCAATAACGACGGCGCAATTTTAAAAATTCAACAGCGTCCATCAGGATCTACCTCCCCTAACCAATACGCCTCGCGGCAAGCGTAGCAATCGTTGTTGTATTTCTTGCATCGTGCGCTCGAAAATTCATAAGTCGGATAGTCTGGACATTGCTCAATAATTCCGTTTTTATCAAGCGAGGCGTTTGGGAATTGTTCAAGCATCCTATCCTGACGAATAACCTTGCGCGGAAGCGGGTTGTTTTTGCCCCACTGTTCGACTTTATCAATCAGCCGATCAATATCCGTAATTGCACCGGGATAACACCCGTCTGTAATCATCACACAGTTATCACACGATGTATTATTACAATATCGTATAAAACACTTCAAAAATTCTTTAGCGTCCATAGTCTTCCTCCCAATACTTATCCCAGTATGCTGGCCCATGTGGCTCTTCTGACCAGTATTCATGCTTGCAGGTGGCGCAATCTTCGTTGTAAATATCACATGGGGACAATCCATTATCGTAATAATTATCTTCACCGTAGTCCTCCGGGCAAAGATCCGGATCACCATTGGCGTTAATGGGTGAATTTGGAAGGGAGCGTAGCAAACGGTCTTTGCGGGTTTCTTTGGCGGGATGGTCCTTATTGTATTGTTCAACAGTTTTTATTGTGTCAAGGAGCAAAGCATCGGAACATTCGTAAAAGTCATTATTACAAAAATCGTGTATTGGGCAGCAGGTGCATTGGCCGCGTTTGTCGCACATGCGCTTGGCAGTTTTTAAGAATTGTAGCGCATCCATCAATCACATTCCTCCTCTGTATAATACTTTCTTTCTTCTTTAAGTTCATCCGGTGTGGTAATATACTCGCAATATCCAGGAAAGATCTGATCATCTCTGTAATACCTGCAATCGAATAAGGCATAAAACGGGCAATCCCAGCAGCCAATAGGTCGCTCGTCTAATACAATCCGTGCCATCAGTGCGTCTCCTTCGTCAGCCTACTGGCTATTTCGTTAATATTATCTGTGGACGTCTTGATTTTGTCATAGGCATCGGCTTTTTGCTTTTCTATGGCGGCAAGGTCGCTGGCTAGGTCATCGTGCATCATGGCGTATAGCTTTGCCTGCTCTTCGTATTTTTCGACTCGCTTAGCTCTTTCGTGTGCTAAGTCCTTTTCTGTTATATGTTCATTGACCAGGCTTAGTGCCCGCACAAAATCCAGAAAGTTTAGAGAAAACCTCTTACCGCGATATTCAAAACTATAAAAAGAAAGGCAATACTGCGAATCGATAAATCTGAAATTCTCAGGGTGCAGTTTGTACATTTTTTTAAAGGTACTGTATGGAATACGCGGGGTATTGTCAAAAGCACTGTCTACCTGTTTGTAACAGGCAAGCAGGTCTACAAGCGGGAAGTTGTCGTAGCAAAATATGAAGTTGCAAATAGTTAAGCCACAAATAACAGCGCATACGATAAGTGCAAACGTAAACATTCCATAGTCCTCTTTGCTCTCGTTCGCAAAAAGTTCTACAGCCACGCGATACTCGGTACACGTACAAGCGATAGAGCTTATATCAACAAGAATGATCCACGCCGCAGACAGGATTGACGACGTCAAAAGTCCGGGCAGCTTATAAATCTCATGTGTCTGGCCTGATGTCCGCGTAAACACTATGGTTGCGACAATAAATATCAGGATATTGGTCAGTATAGTTGTCACTTCTTTATCCTCGCTTTCCAGTCGCCACAGCAGCAATCACCATCTACGAAACCCGCGACATATGGGCTGTTGGCACCGCAGCACGCTCCAGTGAACGGTTCTCAGCGCTTGCATCAATCGATCTCATCGCGCCACCTCGGTATACCAAATCGTTGTGTAGACACGGCGGTCATCCGCGTGATGTTCTGAATATCAATTTCGCGCTTATCGTCAATCATGTTCATCCAGCGCCGTACATGGTAAATCACTTCATACGGGTTGCTATCTTCCAATGTAACGGCATGCAGGGCGACATGTCTGCCCATAACGGGTGCGCCATTATATGTAATCATTTCTGGTAGAACCTCTCTGGTGCGCAGCATCAATCCTGCGGAGCATCGTCATCTAACGGAGTTGGCCGATATCTCGTCAGATCCGCATAGCTTGGTATCATTCGCAGCTGCTGCCCTACCTCCAGCATCGTAGTTTCGCGGTCCACATGGTGCGCGTCCGCAAAGTCTACAATGTCATCAATAAATGTGGTCATTAAGTGGCGCATATCAGCGCGGAATCCCGGCCGATTGCGGTTGATAAAGTCCTTGGCAGCTGGCGAAAGTGTACTGGCGGTTGTTTGTGTATTGTTCATTGTTAAAACCTCTTATCATACATTTATAATATTTATGTGCCGTTAATTGTAGCCTGAATTTATAAGCCGCCCAATGCGGCATCAACACTAAGTGCGGTTGCGTCAATCTGTTCCTGTTGCAAACCGATATAACGCATTGTTGTAGTCTGGTCACTATGGCGGAATTTGGCCTGCAGGGTCTCCATGATCTGTGCTGCCGGTACTCCGCTCTGGCTTAGTGTACTATTAGCAGCATAACCATAGGTCTTGCGCATACTATGCGTACTGATATGGCCTTGAACTTCACATGCCTTAGCAGCCTCTGTCAAAAACCGATAAACTTGGCTTTGCGAAAGTTTCTTAGTCATACCACCGGCGCGGCACCACTTTTGGCTCTGGAACAACGGCCAACTGGCATCCAGCACGCCACTCTGTGCTGTGCGGATCTCATTGACCAAATCAGTAATTGCATTGGCAGCCATTGGAGTTATCAGATCAGTTGTGCGCTTGTGCGTTTTCTGGTTGATGATCTGAAGATGGCCGCGAACAGATGCCTCTGCCAGATCATACACATCGCCAATGGTCAGATTCAGCAAGTCCCCTACTCGTAGGCCAAGCGTAATACCACATATATATAAGGTATAGTTGCGCTGCCGGTTTCGTTCGTTGCCGTGGGTCAGCAGGTAGTTGCCAATTGCGCGGAAATCATCCTGATTGCGGATAGGCTCTGCCGCTGTGGCCTTTTTAGAGCCGTCGAATTTGTAGGGCGACAACGTAGTGCAGCGGTCATGGCTCCTGACCGGGGTCTTATGGGCGTCACCCACTACGATGTTCATGTTGTTAGCTTCTGCCAAAGCCTCAATCAACACAGAACGCTCATCCTGGGTCTTGGCGCGGAGCAACATGGCTGTCAAAGTCTGGATTTTGGATTTATTGGCTGCATTAGTGGCTGTGGCGAGCTTATTAGAGCGTTTCATAGTGTGGAACTCCTTAGTCTGTGTGCATTAGCGGTATTTTGCGGCGCTTTTTCGTTTCCGTAACTATATTATACACTACATTTAACGGCACGTCAATAGAAATCGCGAAAAAATATGCCCCTGAAAGGCGTAAAAGTGGCCTCGCAGGGCGTTTTCGGGGCCGCATGGAGCGGCACTGCTGCAAAATCAACGAAAATACGCTCTTTTTTGATGAAAATGGGCTGAAATTGATCGTTTTGATGTAAAAATAGGCCGGAATTTATGGTTTTGAAGGTATTTTGAAACGGTGATTTTGGACGGTGGAACGTGGAATTTCCGAAGTGGTGGGCCGATGATGATAATGGACATTGTGTTGATTTTCGTTGATGTATAAAAACATGGCGCTGATGGAGGTAAGCGGCCTATATATAAAGGTAGGCGATTATGAGAACCGAGAATACAGCCGAGAGTGTGGTGGGATGACTGGGGCCGAAAAACCGCGTTGTTCCGCCTTTTCTTTTTTATCCCACCCCCACTACCAAAATTTTCCGGCACGCTGCAAAAACTTCATTTTTTGACGGTGTATCGCAAAAATCTGCATCATGCACACTTCCCCCAAAAGTGTGCATATCACGTCAATCCTCCCTACCTTATATACGCGAAAAAGCGCACGCGCATAGTCTATCAAAAAATACAATGCAAGGTTTGGTGTATTATATGGGTGTCCTAAGTGACACGCACAAAACCCCATCACTTAGGGCAAGTACCTTGACAGTCGAATACATGCCCACTCTTTTGAGTAGGTTTGCATAGCGCTTGCGCCTTGCATGGGTGTGTATCCGATTCGATGGGTAAACTGTACCTTGAAAAGTGAATAACC